AAGAATTCGGTGATGTCCAAATTGTACAGCAGTGGATTTATCTTGTGTACCCCGATCAGGAACAGGCAGAAACTGGCCACGCTGGACCCTCGCCCCACTCCCCACACTATGTTGTTGGACCTGAGTGTGTCTACGAAATAGATCAGGAACTGTAGCACCCGGATGAACTTCTTCTTCTCGAAGAGATCATACTCTAGTTGCACCCTCAACCGTTCCTCGTCTGTCTGGCATCGTTCCAACAGCCATTGTAGAACATTTATTTGGTAATATTTTTCTGGCATGTGCCAGTTGTTGATGTTCTTGAGATCAAACTCCGCCAGTAGCCCTCTGTTGGGTGCTGTGTTGATTTTTGGTAAGTCTATGCCCAGATCTTTGAGTGCCGTGCTGTATTTTTCTGTGCTGTCAAAGAACAGTCGTGATATGTCAAAGTCTGGATTGCTGTAAAGCAGTTCTAGTGCGTCCTCTTCTGAGAAGATCACATCACCGTGTTCATTTGTCCTTGTCTTTTCCGCCATCTAGCACCTTTGGGTTGAACTCGAATATTTTAGCATGTTCCTGGTGCTGTTTGTCAACGGAGATCCGTTGATTGTTCCAACTGAAGTGTCCTGTGTATATGCCCTTGTCAAGTTCCTCATCATATGTAGCCGTGTCTGGCCTCAACCACCATGGGTCGAACTGGCTGTACTCCTCCGAGAACCAGTCAGGCCTATCTAACAGTATAAGCTCTTTGCTGTCCTTGTCAACCGTGTAGGTAATACCATCACCCTGCCATGAGCTCAGTGCGATCTTCTCTATGATGATCTTGCTGTCCAAGATGCTGTTGGCCTTGCAGTAGCAGACCGCGGCCATGATCTGGTCATAGGGTGGTCTTGGTAATTCAATGAACCTGTTGGTGCTGTTCTGCCTCAAAACGGAATACAGTTTCTCCTCACGCCAGGTCGTCACTGTGTTGGCGAACACCTGTTCGAACAGGTTCTTGAGCCTGTCGAAGTATGCTGTCTGTTCCTTGAGGTCCGCGGTGTGGGGTGTGAGATGCAGTTCCACTGAGTACTCATTGGGGAACAGTTCTCCGTCCACTATGATTATGCTCTTGAATTTTGTCTTCCAACTGAAACTGTTTGACATCTAGTTTACTTACTAGTCGATGTTGATGAGGTCTCCGATATCTGGTTCGTTCCTTAACTTCTTGTTGTTCTTGTGCCACTCTTCGATCCTTCTCTCTCGGATGGCGTTCTGATAGGTCATCAAGGCCTGCTGTAGGTTGGCCAGCATCTCGGGATTCCTTCCACGCCTCGCGATCGCGACCTTCCTTGAAAGTTCCTTTATGCGTTTGGAGATGTCCTCCTCGCTCATGTTTGCTATCTCTTCTTGTAATGGATGGAAATACATCACTACCTACTATTAGATGTAGTTGTTGCCTAACTGATGCATCAGTATGGTTGTGCCACCATCTGGACTCATGAACTCGTACAAGTATCTGCCTGAAGTGGGCACAGTGATTGTGTCTGAACTGCCGTCACCGCCTGACACGTTACCGGAGACTAAAACATTAGATGGTATTGTTATTGTGTGTGCTGTTGATGCCACTGTGACGTCCAGTATGATCCTACCAAGTTTGCCTGATGCGGGCATGTTCAGGAATTCAAGTGTTATGGTATCTGTGGTTGTAAGTGTTTGATAGTGTCCGTTCTCATGATTCAATGTGATTGTGTCTGCTATTGAACCGTGTGCGTACACAGTTTCCGAATTGTCTTTGAGTTCAGCGTCTGATACTAAATTACCAGAGAAATCATTAGCGGCGTTTAGGCTGGCCTTGTTTGACTGCAGTGCCTCTATCTCGGTCTTGGCCGCGTCAAAGTTGTTCTTGGTGGCCGTGAAGTTGTCCCTGAAGCCCTGTGAACTGTTGTCCTGTCCGGCTACCGGATATGTGCCGTCTATGTTTCCTGGTACTATGTTGCTCGCCATTATGTAATGTCCCTAAATCTCAGGTATTTATCGTTCAATCGTTCCACCCTGATGACATCTCCGTCCGCGGGCACTGAAGCGATATTGAAAACGATTGTGGTTCGTTGGTTGTCCACGTCGTGGGTGAGATGGTAATCTGTGCCATCGCCGGTGTCATCGCGTGTCTGCGTGGTTGATCCAACTTTTACCAATATGTCCTCTTCATGGATGATCTCGTTTAGTTCGAATGACAGTGTTGATCCATCGCCAGTGAATGACACTGGAGACACCTTGCTCTTGCTAACTGTATATCTGTCTATGATGAAGTCTATGTTTTTGAATTCTAAATTTAAATCTTCTATCCTCTTCTTGAACTTGGCGGAAGTTCCTGGCTTGCAGTACAATATTGGCACTGCTTTGATGTAACCCAGTGGTCCTTTAGCACCCGCCTGTTGTGTCTTCATCCACAGTGGCAGGAAAGTCCACTCATCATGTCCCAGCGCCTTGATCCTGTCCCTCATGTTCTCCACGGCGTTTGGACGAATTGTTGTCGCGCCTGTTTCAACACCCTCATTGTTCACGAAAGGGTCCACCATGTCAATATAAATCACTTCGTACAGCACGGTGCCATTCTGTTTGGCCACTGCTGTCTTGATATCTCCGAACCAAAGTGTTATGGGTACGTGGTTCAACTCCATCTGGTTCTGAAATGTTGTCAGTGTCTGTGCCTCCACGCCCGCCATCATCAACATCTCGGGCACCAACTTCATACCAAAGTTTGAATCCTCCGGTCTGTATATCTCTTCCGGTGAGTTGATGTTGGGATCCTGTGCTATGTTGTAGAATATGTTCTGGTCGATGAATGATGTCGCATGTCCTATCAGGTTGCCGTACTCGATGGTGGTGTAAGGTATGTTGATCGTAAGTGTGAACTCCTTGATCGCGGCCGCCGTCTGGTACTGGTCACTGACCGTTACCGTGAATGTGAAGGTCCTCGTGGAATCTGTGAAGTCGCTGGGGTCAATTGTACCCACGAGGTTGCCCAAGGGTGACAGTGTAATCCCCGTTGGCAGTGCTCCTCCCGTCACCGAATATGATAAGACCCTGTTGGGCTCATCCGCCACGGCCTCTATCGCCAGTGTGCTGGGTATATCCGCCGTCAGTGTGCCCACGTCCCTTGGTGTGGTGAATGACACACCTATGTCTAGATCACCTATTATGGTTAGAGTAAAAAGTTTATCAGAGTACACGAGTTGTCCCGTTGGCATGGTCCTTGTTGCCCTGAGCGTGAACGAGAAGTCCTGTGTGACCTCGCCCTGTCTGGGAACGTAGCCAAAAACCTCGCCGGAGTTGGGATCCACACTCATTCCTGGGGGCAGTGTGCCTGCCACCTTAGAATACACTAGGTCATTTCCTGTTGAATCTGCATCATCCACATCAATCTTGATCACGTGGGTGTTGTCATGACGAAATGTTCCTAATGCAGAGTTGGTTGTGAAAACCGGTCTCCTCTGTGAGGTGTGATCCATGGTGATGGGGAATCCATTGATCTCGGTCATGTCTACGGTTATGTTTGGATTGTTCACGTTCCAGTATGCCGCAGAGTAGACGTAGATCGAATTTTCTTGTGTTGTGACCGAGGTGCTGTCACTGACTCTAACCGTTATAGGGAAGGTCATTGCTATCTGCCTTGTGGAATCCTCGAAGTAGTCATCTGTGAGTTGGCATATGCCCGAAAGCAATCCGTCTTCTCTCAAAGTTAGGCCAGGAGGTAGTATGCCTGAAATTACTTCAAATTTTATCTCCCCGCCTAATCGGGTATCCGTGTCCGTGGCCTGAAACTGGAAGTTCACATGTTCACCATCCAACACCCAGTACAGTCCCACCCTGGTTGAATCATCCAGTTGTAGTTGTCCTGACGCTGTTGTGAAAACTGGTGCGTCCTGTCCCTCGATGTCTATCGAGAAAGTCCTGTCCGTGATCAAGGAACCGTCTGTCGCACGCACGACGAAGGTGTAAAGAGTTCTCTTGGCAACCTGTGCTGGCACTCCTGTAATTAAGCCTGATGATGTCAGTCTCATTCCGCTTGGAAGGCTACCTGCAATTAAGGAAAATGATGTGGCATTGGTCGCGTTGAGTTGGAATGAAGAGCTATCCTCCTCATTGAAAGTTCCTAGTTTGCCTGCCGTGGTCGTCCACACCGGTATTGCCATTGAATCTTACTCCTTACAAGGGTATTTATTGGAGATCAGCGCCTGTCGTTCTGGGTGCGTTGCCAGTGTTCTATGTGCTGTCTTATGCCCTCGCGATCCACCGGATCCGTGGTCCTTTTGAGCTGTTCCTCCAGCCGGGCTATCTCTGATCGTGGTGATCTGTGGGATTGTCTGCGGTTGTTCCTTCTCATCTAAAATGTTATTTTACGTTACTTTATATTATAAATCTATCACGATCCTTTGGAACTTGAAGACTGTGCTGTCGCTGGTTATGTTCGTTGCCAACAGCCTCACATCTCCGTCGTTCACATCCACTGTGAAAGTGGCCAATGGTGTTCCGTGATTAGTGGTAGAGCCAAAAACCGTGATGTAGGCCTCCGTGGTGCTGTCCGCACTGGGACCATGCACGATGTTGGCCTCCACTATCTCGAACCTGTCGTTGGTGGTGTCTGAGATTGATATGAAATACCTCGCACTCCTGTAGGTGGCTGTGCTGAAAGAGTCTATCACTGACGTCGCCGATGATGCCACCGTGGTGGTGTTGTCATTGATGTCTGAATAATTGAGTTGGGCACTCGCGGTGGCGAAACCCAATTGGTTGTTCCCGTCGGTCTTCAACACCTGCCCGGTGGTGCCATCTGCTGTTGGGAACCTCACGTTTCCTATCCTCACAGATCCTGTGCCACTTGCTGAGAGTTCTAGGTCAGCATCGGATTGGTTGGTGTATATCATATTGTCTCTTAATGTGATCCCGTCTATCACTGCGTACGAGTTTGCCTCCATCGATGTAAATGTGCCCGCCAACGGTGTGGTGGCACCGATGACTGTGTTATCTATGTTTCCACTGTTTACATCTGCTTTATGGATCACGACCTGTCCTGATCCAGCGGCAGAAATCACTAGGTCGGCATTTGTCTGCGTGGTTTTTATCTCGTTGTCTTTGATGCTGACCATGAAGTCTACTAATAGGTTGTTCACCGTGACTTGTCCCGATCCGCTGGGGTTGATATTTAAATCCTGATTAGAGACTATGGTGCTTATGGAATTCTGCCTGACCTGTATCTGATCCAACAACACACTTCCGATTCCAGAAGGCACAATGTTGATGTCGTCATTGCTCCTGGTGGTTTCTATGTTGTTGTCGTTGATTCTTATAGCAGGGAATGAAACAGACCCGGTGCCTGATGGGGCGAACACTAAGTCGTCATTGGACCTGTTGGCCCGTATCTCATTGCCACTTATGGTTATGTCTTCTGTAAACAACGGTGATGCGTAGATCTCATCGAAGTTGTCGTTAACCTTGTCCATTGCGACACGTAAAGCATCACCTGTACCGTCGTTAGCCGTTGCTCCTGTATTCAAAATCTGTTGTGCCATTATGCGTTGATCACCCTTCTTACCAGTTTTATCGCCTGGTCGTTTGTGTTATTTACTGTTCCTAGCAACCTAACATTGCCGCCTGATATGTCCGCCGTGAAATCTATGGTGTCATACACGCTGGATCCGTCACCATCACCATTGTCCACGCCACCGAAAACACTGATGTATGCTGTTGCACCGTCGTGTGTAACGTTGGCGTCTATTAATCTATACCTGTCCGCCGTGGCGTCAGAGATCTGTATGTGGTATTTCACACTACGGTAGTCGGATGCGGACCATGTGTCCACCACTTGTGGTGCGGAACTACTGCCTAAAACTGTTGCGGTCACATCCTCCAGGAAGGAGTTATCGAATAGTGAGGAGTGAGATGCGAAAAATAAAGTGCCATTGCCGTCGGTCTTCAGTACCTCGCCCACTTCGCCATCCTGGTTGAACAAAGACAGTCCGTTAATCACAACCACTCCCGCCGCACGTCCGTTGACGTCAAGGTCATCATTGGATTGTGTTGCTCTAATCCTGTTGTCCGTGATACTGAGTCCGGTGGTGTTGATAGAATTGGATGTTATTGTGGTGAATGATCCAGCGGCCGGTGTGGTGGCTCCTATCACGGTGTTGTCCACAGTTCCGTCGTTCATGTCGATGTTTGTGATATGTACAGATCCTGTGCCCGATGCTGTCAACAGCATGTCCGCATCTGAAGTTGTTGCTTTGATCTCGTTGTCTGCTACAGTGATGTTGCTATCGATCAGCAGTCCGTTAAAAACCGAAACACTTCCTGTGCCACTGGCCGACAGGTGTAGGTCGTCGTTGGATCTGTTCGCGTAAAAATTATTTTGATCAAAAGTCACGCCACCGATGTTGATTTTTCCCGAACCGCTCGGATGGAAGTGTACCCCGTCATTGGTCTTGACGGCTTCTATGTTGTTGTCGTTAAATCTTATAGACGGGAAAGTGATAGATCCAGTGCCCGCCGGCTTCAGCACTATGTCCGCGTTTGACAGTGTGCTACTGACGTTGTTCTGTACTATGCCGATGTGTGACTGCACCGCGCTGGTGGCGTACAGCTCCGTGAAGTTGTTGTTGATCTTGGCGCCCGCGGTCCTGATGCTGTCACCGGTACCGTCGGCACCGCCTAATGTACCTAGGTCAATCGTCTGTTTCGCCATTTTATATCGCCTGTAATACTAGTTTCTTCCAGATGGCAGTTGAACCATCATAGTTGGCAGTGCAGATGTACAGGTTGGTCGCGTCCCAACTGATTGATCCCGCTACGTCACCCGTGGCTCCTATTGCTGTTGGTGTCTTGGTGGTCGTGATCACTAATCTGTCAGCATTGACTTGTACTTGTCCCGTGCCATTTGGATCTAGTATGATGTTTCCGTTGGTGTCAGCACTCAGTAAAGTGTTGCCTGACATCTGTAGGTCACCGGCCAACTCCGCGAAATTGGCGTTGATCTTGGTCATCGCCGTGCGTAAAGTGTCGCCCGTCGCTGGATTTCCCGCTGTTCCCGTGTCTATCGTTAATCTAGCCATAATCTGTTATGCGTATTTATTAAATATGGATATGTTCATAGAGACGCAGAAGACCCTCAAACTGTTCAAGAGGGAGAGCAAACTGGGTGTCTGTCACACCGTTCGTCGCAACAACATCATGTACATCCTCAAGTGTGACCGCTGTGGAGAAACTTTCAAGAAGCCCAAATCACGGGTAGATCCCGAACGCATGGACAAGGGCCACGAGCACT